TTCAACACAAATTTCATAAAAATGGTTTCTTTTTTTTTGAGAAACCATTTTTATGAAATTTGTTAATATTTAAATTATTCATTTTAAAACAACTAAAAATAATTTAAATTTAATAAAATTTAAATTATTTATTTTAAAACAACTAAAAATATTTTTTCTGAAATTTGTTAATATTTAAATTATTTATTTTAAAACAACTAAAAATATTTTTTCTGTTTTCAACACAAATTTCATAAAAAAGGTTCTTTAAATAAAATAAAGAACCTTTTTTATGAAATTTGTTAATATTTAAACAACCAAAAATAATTTTTCTGATTTCAACACAAATTTTATAAAAATGGTTCTTCAAAAAAAAAGAACCATTTTTATAAAATTTGTTGATATTTAAATTATTTATTTTAAAACAACTAAAAATATTTTTTATGAAATTTGTTAATACATTGAATTTTTATACTAATAAAAGCTATAAACTAATAAACTTGTAAATAAAAATTTTAAAAAAATTAAACAAAAATATTATTTAATTAATGAAATATTCTATAATAAACAATATTATACTTAATAAATTAAAATAAGAGAGAGTTTAAAAAAAATGAAATATTTTTATTTAAAATAAATTAACAAATTTTTGACTTATAAATAATCATTGATTTTTCATTATTAGTAATATTATTTAAATGATTAATAATATCTTCATATTTTAAATTTTTTAATATTTTTAATTCAATTTCTTTATAATTAAAATTATCAGAACCATAAATAATATTATTTTTATAAAATGTCATTTGTTGTTTAATACTTGAAAAATTTTTTTTTTCATATTCTTTTAATTTTATATCTTTGATACTATCAAATTTATTTTTAATACTACCTCTTTCAATTAACTCTTTTAAGTGAATATTAAATTCTTCAACACATTTTCTAATATATTCAACATCTTTGGATGATTGAATTAAATAATTAATAATCATAATGTTATTATTATTAGTTTGATAGTTAATAAATAAACACTTTACAATATAACCAAGTTTTTTTTCTGTTCTTAATTTATCAAAAATAATTTCATTAACAATAGTTGATAGTAAAGAATATATTAATCTATTTTTAATAATATCATTTTCATATTGTTCTTTAATAATAATTTTGTCATTATTATGAACTAAAATAATATTATTAACAATATTACAAAAACAGATACAATTATTTTTTTCAGTATCAATTATTTCATTATCGGGAAAAATAAAATTAAATTTGGTTATTGGATTAACTATAACTTCATTTGTATTACAAATATTATCATATTGAGATAATTTATTAATTAAATCTTGATTATTTATATTTCCAATTGAAATAAATGTTTCGCTTTCAAAACAGAATATTTTTTCATAATTTTCAATTAATTTTTCAAATGTTAAATTTTTAAGAAAATTAATTTTATCAATATTTAACATATTATTCAATATAATATCTTCTATTTTATTTAATGATAAATTATAAGGCATATCAAATTTATCATTTTCTAAATTTTTAATATATGATTTAATAATATTATCAAAATACTTTTTAATTTTATTAATAATATTTGGTTGCAATATTTCATTCTTTTGAAAATTTTTAAAAATATGCAAGATATAATTTTCCAATAAAACATTAAAACCATAAAAGTTAAATGATACATAATTATTTGTTATAGTAACACCAAATTTCATATCAAAATCATTTAATGGATCTAAATAATATTTAAATCTTTGATATATTAAACTGACATAAACATTTAACATTAATAATGTTTCATTATTAAATAAATTATTATTTTTTCGTATTATTGTAAATCCTGTAAAATCATTATTAAATATATTTGTTGTATAATATAACTTCTTATTATCACTAATATTTATTATATTAACTATTTTTGCTTCAGTTCCACCAATTAATGGTGACATATCATTAAAAATAATAAAATTAGTTAATGAAAAATCATATTTATCCTTTTTAATTTTAATATTTGTTAAATAATAATATACTTTGTAATATTTATCTTTTTTGATTTTATTTTTATTTGTATCTTTTATTTTAATATTTGTTATTATTTTTATTTCACAAGAATTAATAATATTTTTATATTTATTAAATATTTCATTTGAATATGGACTGAAAAAGTATTTTTTATTTACACAATAATTATTATCATATCTCATTAAATTTTCCACTATATCTAAAACTAAATCATCTGTATTAGGTTTTTTACTATATTTAGCTTTTAATAATTTTATATTTCTATAATTATTGTAAAAATTTTGAAAATCAATTTCTGGTATATTTTGTAAGTAATTTATAAAACTTTTTACACACTCAATAATCATAAAAATATTATTTTTATTATCAGTTAATGGCATTATACAAATATTAATAACCATTTGTTTGTCATAATTTTCATCAATACTACAATTAATATCAAAACATAAATTTTCTTCTAATAAATAATATGCTAAAGATTTTTCATATTTTGATTTAATTATTTTACTAATTAAATGTCTTGTTATTTGGGAATTATCATAATCTTTTTCATCACAATTAAATACTAAAAATATATTTAAAATATTAAGATTTGAAACTGAATTATAAATAATTAAATTTTTATCTTTTAAACAAAAGAAATCATCAAAAGCTTTATTTTCAAGTTTAGTTGATGGTATAGTATTAAATATTGGTAAATATTGATAAACCATATCTTGAAGACTTTTTGAATCAGCAATACATACAAAAATATTATCAGATCTATAATACTTATCAAAAAATCTTTTAATATAATCTTTTGTAATACCCTTTAATGAAGAATTATTTCCTGTTCCAAAATTTTTGTAATTTGATTTTTTCATAAACTTTTTAAATAATGATGTGATTATCCAATTATCCGAGTTAATATTTTTATTATGTTCTGAATTTATTATGTTTTTTTCGGAATCAATATATTTTTCATCTAAAAGAGGTTCTTTAAAAAACCAAACTAATTTATCAATTGCTTCTTTCATTTTATGTGTATTAATATTAAAAAAATAACAAGTGGATGTTTGTGTTGTATATGCATTATCATAACCACCCGAATTTTGAATAAATGAATGAAAATCATTTTTATCAGGATTTTTTTTATTTCCTAAAAATAATAAATGCTCTAAAAAATGAGCGGTTCCTCCAAATTCATCATCAGAATATCCGGTATGAACTCCAACACAACAACTTGATTTACTTAATTTTTTATCACTTATTAACACAGCGGTTATATTATTGTCTAATTTAAATCCTTTTATTTCTCTTTTATCATTTTGGGTTTGTAAAATATCAAAAGACTTATATGCCATAATCTAATATATTAAATATATAAAAAATATTATAAAAAATGTATAAAAATTTTAAAATAAAATTGAAATCTATTTTATATATAAATTATAAATTGATAATGTCCTTTGATTACATAACCGAAACAAATAATACTATTAATGATATTGTTAAATTAGAATTTAATAGTAATGAAAAATATTATAAAAGTGTTCTTAAACTACTTAATAAAATTTTTGATAATGAAAGTAAAACAATTTTAAGCATTAAAACAAATAAAGCGGTTATTACTCCACAAATATTAAAATTTTATAATAAAATTGTTGATAAATTTAATTTAAATAAACCCCTATTTGACATTGACAATTTTGATGTTGAATATATTTTTACTGAAAATGATATTGAATATATTGTGGAACGAATTTGTAATAATTTATTAAATAAAATTGACTATAAATTATCTTCATACAAATATAACAATAAAAAAAAACATAAAATTATATCAATATAATTATTTTTATGTAAAAAAAATTGAAAATAATATTTAAATAATATTATTATCAAAATAATGTTCTTAATATATAATTTTTCTATTTCTGGAAATTATTATGATTATAATATTTCTAAAGAAGTTTCAAGAAATAATATAAATTTTGATGATTTAATTAAACATCCAAAAATATTAAAAAATAATAATGTTTATGAAAAATATAAAGAATTAAATAAATATTGTCCGAATATTAATATTATTAATGATGACCTTAAAAAAGAATATAATATAAAGTATAATGTATTTGAAATTTATTATATTAATTATTTTGAAGAAGAGTTTGAAATTTCATCTTTATTTTTTCATATTAATAATATTGAATTAATTGATAATGATAAAATTGAAAATATTGTTGAATATCCAGAATATAATTTTTTAAGAACTTCATTTGATAGAACAATTAAAATACAAAATAATTTATTAGATGAATATGATAAAAATTTTAATATTGAATTTATTAAATTTAAACAATTAATAGAACAAAAACCTAAATATAAATTAAAAACAATAAAATTAGATTTATTGAACACAAAATTATATAATTATCAAATAAATAATTTAAATTGGATGATTGATATGGAAAAAAATCCTTTAAAACATCATATAACTAATGATAAATTATTATTTTTATCTGATAACCGTATTTATAATTTAAATAACAATAAAATTATTTATAAAAATCAAATTCAAAAAACAATAATTAAAGGTGGAATAATTTCGGATGAACCTGGACTTGGTAAAACCTTACAATTATTAACATTATGTGCTCATAATTTAAATATAAAAACATTAATATTAGCTCCAGAACATTTAATTGATTACTGGAAAAAACAAATTAAATTACATTTTAATAATAAATTAGAAAATATTAAGATTATAGATTTTAATACATTTAAATATTCAATTGATGAATTTAAAAATTATAAAGTTGATAGATTAATTATTGATGAAATACATGAATTATTACCATATATTGTTAATGAAGCTGATGAAGTATATGAAAATGAAAAAATTTTTGAAGTGTTAATTAAAATGAATTGTAAATATAAATGGGGTATTACTGCAACACCATTTATTAATAATAAATCACTATTCTATTTTATGCAATATTTAACTAATTATGAATTGTCATACGAAAATATTTATAGATGTTCTTATATTTGGGATTTGTTTCCTAAAATATTTAAAAAAAATATGTATAACAATGTATCAGATGAAATTATTTTACCTAAAATTAATATACATAATATATTTTCACAATTAAATATTAATGAAAAATTAATTTATGATTCTGAATTATCATTAAAAAAATATGTTAATGAAGATATTTTGAGACAAATATGTTGTGATTTAACTATGGATTATACAGATGAAAAATATATGAATATTAATGATTTTAAAAGAATAATAGTAAATAAGTTTGAAGAAAATTATGAATATGAAAAAAATAAATTAAAATATTACAACTTAATAAATTCTAACTTATTAAAAAGTAATAGTTATGAACGTTTTTTAAAAAAATTTGTTTGTAATAATAAAAAAATAATAAAACTTAATTCATTTAATAATAAAAAAGAAGCATTACAATATTTAACTGAATTAATGGAAGAACAAAAAAATATAACTAATAATCAAAATAGAAGATTAAATTTTATTAAAAATCAAATTAATGATGAAAAAATATGTCCCACTTGTTTAGATATTATTAATGAAGATGAAGAAAATTATTGTATATTACCTTGTGGTCATATATTTTGTAAAATATGTAATGAAATATTAATAACACAAAAAAAAAGTAATTTTAATTGCTCAATATGTCGTAAAAACACTAATATTAATAACATATATACAATAACTAAAAATAATGAACTTAAACATAATTACAGTTCTAAAATTAATAAATTAATTGAAATTATTAATCAATTAGATGATAAAGTTATTATTTATTCACAATATGATAAAATATTGCTAAAATTAAATAATATATTACAAATTGAAAATATTGATAATATTCTTTTTAAAGACAGTTATGATATTGAAAGATTTAAAATTAATAGTAAGGTTTTATTATTAAGTTCTAATAAAAATTCTTCTGGAATTGATTTATCTTTTGTTAAAAATTTAATTATTTTTGAACCTATTAAAGGCTCTTCTAACTTTATGAAAGATATTAAAAAACAAATTATTGGAAGAATTTATAGAATAGGACAATTAAATGAAATTAATATTTATTTTTTAATCACTCAAAATACTATTGAAGAAACTGATTATAAATAATAAATTTATTTATCAGTAATTATAATAATAAAAATAAAAATTTATAATGTTTGAAACATTAAATAAATCAATAATTGAATTATTGAAAAAAAAGATAAATATTTAATAATTGTAATAAATTAATTTATTTTTACTATTTCATTTAAAAAAATATTATCATTTTTATTTGAGTAACCGTTACACAAACTTTTTATTTATGTAAATAAATATCAAGTTTGTGTAACGGTATAATAATATAAATAAAGAGAATAGAATTTACATTAAAAATACATTTTATCAAGGTTTAAGAATTTTAGATAGATTAAGAGAAGTAAGACAATAATTTAATGAAATATTTATCTTTGATATTTTTTTCAGAGTAAATAATTTTCGTTAATTATTTCTTTAGTTAAATCTGTATCTTGAATTTTATTGTTTCAGAAATTGCCAAAATTAGAAATAATATTGTTTTTATAGGATTATACAGTGAATTATTATTATAAAAGTTAATTATATTATTTGTCAAAATATAATTAAAAATTGAAAATAATTACTAATAATAAAATATAATACTAATTAAAATGGATGAAAATGATTTAGAATATCATTTGACAGATATTGATAATTTTAATAAAGATTATATTGATATTAATAAAGATAGTATAACAAAGGATAAAACTATTAATAATATTTATAATAATCAGATTGATGAACCATTTCATAATTTTTGGTTTTTAATAAATCATTGTAAATTTATTAAAGAATATAATGATTTCAATACTTTATATTTTGCTTTAAATAATAAAAACAAAGAACATAAAAAAATATTGGATTATTTAAAAAAAATATTAGAATATATAAAAGAAAATTATAAAATAAAATTTAAAACTGAAAAATTTACATATAAATTATTGAAAGAAAAGGATTATAATTATCCCATTGTTTTATCTTTTAATAAAAATGACAATTCAAATATAACAAATAATGATGGTGATGAAATTGATTTTTTTGATATAAAAAATAATAATTTAATAAATTATAGTATTTTATTTGAAACTAATTATTTCTATGTAAAAGATAATACTATATATTTAAATTTAAGTATAATTACGCTTCAAAGTAAAGAAACCGATAAAAAAAAATTTGGCAATTTAAATATTAAAAAAAAAATTATTCCAAATATTAAACCACAAATTATTTCTTATAAAAATGATAATATTAAACCTCCAGAAACATTAAGTGATAAAAAAAGTATATTTCAAATTGATTCAAATATTCTTATGAAAAAAATAGGTAATCTTAAAAAATCTCAAAATGATGAAACTAAAAAAGAAATTGAAGAAAAATCCAATCCAGGTGATTCTTATTTAGAACAAAAAAAGTTATTAAAAACATTTACTGTTAATATTCCACCAGAAAGTATTAAAAAAAAAGA